TAGCGCGTCAACTGTCGGCGCTGGCGTCTACGGTTACATGATGGTAACAAGTGAAGATTTTAAAGAAAAAATGATTCAGGAAGTAATTTCTAATATAAAAATGCCAGAAATGCCAGAAATGCCAAAAACAACTGGCGGGGTTTCTCCTTTTAAAATTTAAATGGAAATAAGGGAAATATTTATCCCGAATATAGATATTCCTGAACCTATACATATTGAACCGCCAATCGTTGTTGATACGCCGATAACAATTGATATGGGCGTTCCTGTCATTGATGCACCTTGCGCTGTTGTACGCGATTCTGTAACAGGTGGGAGCGATCATTTTAATAATGATCCCGATGGCAATGTCGCAATATGTGATGCGACAGCCCCTTTTTATTTTGCGCCTGATTATTCACCGACTGCAAAAATAATTACACCGAAACAAAATACAAATACAGAAGCGCCAGAAATTCCTGATATAAAAACCCCAGAAATTCCTAAAACAAAAGAAAATAATAATGATAACGTAATCGAAGAAAAAGAAATTGATTGCCCTGCGAAAGACCAACAATACAGATTAAACGATTTAAGAAATGCCGAAGCTGATGAAAAAGTAATCGGCTTTGAAATATTGGATGGAAAATGCGTTGAGGTTTGGGGTAAAACTGACATTGTTTCAAAATATCTTCCCTCCTCTTCCGTGGTGGCAACGACTTTAGTAGTGACAATCGTTGCAACATCCGCAGCAACAGCAACGCCCTTCATAACGCGGCTTCTAAAACCAATTTTCAAGCAAGTAATAAATCGTGTAAAAAAATTACTCGGTAAAAAGTCAGGAACAAAATTTATTTCTTCTTCACGTCAGAAGAAACAGAAACTTCTTTCAAAGAATGTTGATGATTAATTAAAGTATTACTTGGATTTGTTAATTGGACATCTTCGCATAATTTATAATATTTTGACGAAACTTTAAAATTATAGCCTTTGGACAAAAGATCACCGCACGTTTTTAAGCGTCCTAATTCGAGAGCATACATATTGTCGTTTACTCTTGCCTGTATAAGGTCAGACTGTCTTTGTTGAGCTTCGCGGCATAACTTCACCGCTTTACGATCAAGTGAAATATTCCAAGATAAACTGATTCCCGGCGAGATACTATAAGTATCTTTTTGTGCTGTTCTTATTGTTTTATATCCAATTATTTGGCCGGGGTTGTCAGGGTCGCCATCACCGATAACAGTACCGTTTGCATCTGTCGCGCCTTCCGTATCTTTTACTGAATATATGGGGTCAAGATAAAAATCTTGGTAAGGTTTTGTAAATGATGCCGATGAAGTGACGAAGGGTTGGATAACTAATGTATCAGATTGACAGACTACAGTATTCATCCCGACCTGATTTTGGAATTGTCTTGTCGGCATATTCATCACCCCTAAATTTGTGACCGAACCACTAGAATTTGATACCGGATTATTTGTCATATTTGTATTTGCAAAACTTGGAAACTGGACAGAAAAAAATAATATTGCGCTTGCGATCTTAAATTTTTTTATCATTGCGTAAACGTTGACGTTGATTCAGTTACGCTTTGAACGTCAATAGTCCGGTCAATATGGACATATGAATTTAGACCCGGCCCAATATACGACTCGTGAAATTGTGTCGCTGCGCCTGCCGATGATTGCTTCCATGCGGGCTTAGTAGATAAATTTATTCCTGTTGTTGTAGAAGTAACGCCGTTAATTGTTTGAGTAGCCCCTGCAATTGCTTCAGGGCTTATCGTACCGCCTGCCGTGACCGCTTCGATGTTAGAACCACCGCTTGTGTATTGGTAGCCGGTAGAATAAGAATATGACTGAATAATTTCTCGCGTTGATTGTGAACTGGTTGTTCGACTTATACTCGAACCCGCAGAAAAATTTGGAATAACTGGAATTGCAAAACAAGGCGTAGAAGACAACAACAAAAGGCTTGCAAATAAACGCCGCATTATTGAATTTCGATTGAACTCGTAATTGATCCAGTTACACTTGAACCCGCTGCGCCGGGGCTTAATGTAATTGTTCCGCCTTGTACTGAAGTTATGCCGATTGATTGACCTGTACTAGAACCGCCTGAATATGTGATTGTATCACCTGTAACTGGTAAGGCAGAAACAACGCCGCTTGAAACACTTGCGCTTGTAACAACAGCATCACCTTGAACAAAACTTTCACTAAAAGAAGTAGCGGCGCCGGCGGTCGTTTGGGTATATGTCCCGATGCCGTGAGTCGCCGCAACGCCGGTTAATACTGAACTGTTATCTAATGCGGGCGAATCTAAATGCCCCAAAGTTCCCGCCGAAATTCCTGTCGAACTCATCGAATAGGTCGAACCAATCCGTTTTGCCTGCGAATAGCTGCCATCAACCACACCTTGAGCCGATGCCGTGATTTTGTGGACATACCCCGCTTGAATAGGTAGCGGAAGAAAAAATAAGAGAAAAAATAATTTTTTCATTTGATGCCTACTTTGTTGTTTTTATTGTCTACTATATTAACTTTACCCTGTAACTTCTTTTTGTCACCGTTCTTACTCTTCAGGTCAACGCCGAATTGAGTTAGGACGCCACTTAATAATCCAGCCGCGAATGTGGTATCAATTTGCCTTGTAGGGTTCGGATTGAAGTACGACCAAGAAATTACGGCCAACGACCAACTCAAAACCAAAAGTTGAACGAAAGTCGCAACGTAATTCGGGCGTTGCTTTTCTTCTTCTTGATCGTCCATAATTAAGGCTTTTTGCTAAAACTAGCAAAATTGTCTACAGTTGGAAAGATATATAACAAAAACATGATTAGATTTATCAAGCCTATACTGAAGTTTTTCGTCAAGTCAAATGCAGTAAAATCTCTTGTGATTGGATTGCTTGAAGATTATGCCGCTTCCACGGAGACAGACATTGATAATGAAATTGTCGCATTGGTTAAGGAAAAGTTATGGCCTGTTACATAACTTTAAGTTATGTTAAGTATAAGGGATACTGGTCATCCCTTCTCTGCAAAAGATAGGCTAACGAAACAATCCCCAAAGTTAGCCTATCCCTAATATAGGAGTATTTTTTGCTA